CGCCGCCGCCGTCGAGTTTGGAAGCGCCACTCAAACAGCGAAGCCATTTCTCCAACCAGCGGTCGAAGAGAATCGAGGCTATGCTCTCAAGCAGGCCAAAGCGGCGGTAAAGGATGTGACGAGATAATGCCACGAAACTTCCGCAAGGCGAGTTTGAGCCGATACGCCATGACCGTCGATAATTACGGGGCCTTGATTGCCGGTGCATCCGGACCTCAAGTGTCATACAACGAGATGCTCAACAATTACTATGCGTATGTGCGAGGAACGAGTTCCACCACAGGCAAGCCAGCCGGAGGGAGTGTCGTCGTAGCAACATCGAGTCCGACAATGCTCGGGCCGTTCCCGGGATGGGGATTCGACACGACCGGCTACAGCAACACAGGATTAGGAGCGGCCTACCAGCGACCGGATGCGAGTCCACAATTGACTGTGTCCGGGACTGCGCTCTCCACGCCATCCAATCTGACATTCGATGTGTGGGGAGGAACAGGCACATTGACCACGGCGGTCAATGGTAAAACAACCCGGACTCTCCGTCCACTATTCGGCAGGGCTCAGTAAGTGTCCCTGCACATATAGCCGTTCTCGAAGTCCTCGGTGAAGGTCATCCTCATTTCGCCATACCTGCCCTCAGCACGGAAGCGAGCGAAGCACGAGTCGAAGACAACACCCTCCATCTCGCACCTGCGACCTTCAAAGGTATATCCGGGGAAGACGCTGGTGTCGAAGTTCACGACAACATCAACGCTACCTCTGTTGTCACCCGCGTTCTCAGTATAGGAAGCGTGTGCGTTCGCCATCATAGTTCTCATAGCCTCACGCTCGGTATCGTTCTGTCCGCGGGTGGAAGGCATTCCGTAATCTCTGTTCATGTTCTATGCGAGAGGGTTTCCCCTTATAACTATTTTGTTTTCTCAATGAAACGGAATCTTAATAAACTAAGGGCTACTCGCTTAGAGTGCCGATACGAGCGTATCGGTGTGGGCTTGCCGAATATGGGGGCCTGCGGAGAAATGGTGCGTGAGGGCGAGCGAAAGTCCTTGCACGAACTACAGACCTCAGCGTCGGCAAATGTCGGAATAGGGTCAAGGGAATCAACCGGGCGACTAACTGTCCGGACCCTAAAGCGATTCGTGAATACCCCATTCTCACACGACGGTGTGAGTAAGACAATGCGCTTTGTCGGGGCAGATAGTGAAGTGCCTAATCCGGGTGATGCCGGTTCTCCAACCCCGACGGGGGTGCTAAATCAAAACCAATTCAGTCATAAACCGAATGCTTGACTGACCCGTTATGGAAATAGTGAATGCTATCGCTATCAAGGACGAGAGCAAGTTTGACGCTCTCGACCTACCCTCACAAGATATTCAGATAGAATACCGAATTACAACGCCCTTCATGGTGAAGGCATACGACGACGAGGACGAGAAGAAAGATGTCGTCATTCGAGGACCTGTCTATGTCGGCAACGAGGATATGCTCGACCGCCATAACGAACTCGTGGACTATGAGGCTCTTGACAAGGCATGGGACAAATATGCGAAGAACCCTGTAATCCTATACAACCACTCGAAGACCTACGGAGTCATCGGGCGCATGACGAACTTCGCTATGGAAGATTACGAGGATTACGGAATGGTCCCGGTCGGCACGGCTGAGATTGACTCGGGCGAGAAGGACATCGTTCGCAAGATTCGCAAAGGAATGCTCAAGGCATTCTCGATTGGATTCGTCGCAAAGGCGGCGGTCAAGGTGTGCGAGGACAAGGATGAGGATTGCTACATCAAATTCACAGAGATAGATTGGGTCGAGACTTCTGTAGTCGATGTCCCAGCATCTCCGGGCGCACTATTCGGTGTCGAGAAGAAATTCTCGTTCCTCGACTCGACCAAGAAGAAGGGGTGCGGTTGCGGTTGCGACGGCGAGAAGAAATCTCAAACTTGTGATTGCCCCGAAGGTGAGTGCAAGGACCCGGAGAACTGTATCGGCGTCGATACCTCAGAAGATGTCGTCACCTCCGGAGAAAAAAACTCGAACGAAAAAGAGCAAGTGGGAACTGACATTTTCACAACCGAAGAAGAGGCGTTGGCTCGTGCAGAGGAATTAGGTTGCTCGGGCACGCATAGCATGGTGAACGATGAAGGTCAAACGCTGTATATGCCTTGCAGTAGCCATGACGACTACGAATCCTCCACAGGAGATGAACCTCAAGAGAATTCAGCCTCAACAGATTCGGTTAAGAACCCCCTCGCTCACAGCGATGAATCACCGGAGGAACAGAAGATGTCCGAAGAAGTCACAGAAATTGTCGAAGAAGAGGTAGTCGAAGAGGCTGTCCCAACAGAGGAAGCACCTGTCGAACTATCAGAAGCAACAGAAGAAGTAGTGACCAAATCCGAGGATGAGGCAGAAGCCTCCGAGGAAGAGGTTGCTGACGAAGAGCCAGCCGAAGAGGAAGTCGAAGAGGAAGCAGTCGAAGAAGAGGCTGTTGAGGAAGAGGCTGACGAAGAGGCTGACGACGACGGAGAGAAGTCAATCGACGCATCTCCGGTCGCAGTTCTAATGGAAGTCGTGACCGTTCTAAAGGACCTCGACGCACGCATAGCAGGGATGGAGGCTTCCGTCACCGCTACTGAGGAACTATCCGCAGAGGTTGAATCCTTGAAGGCAGTAATAGCCGAGAGAGATGAGACCATCGCCACTCTAACTACTGAGAAGCAGGTTGCTGAGGAAGAAGCGGCGCTTGAGGCAGAGGTCTCAAAGAGAGTCGCTGAGAAATTAGCATCTATGGGCGTGGAGGCAGAGTCCCCCGCACCAGCACAGAGGAAGTCTGTATCAACAGCAGACCCCAACCCACTACCGGTTGTCAAGACCGGTGTCACAAAATTCGACCCAACCCCAAATGTGAGCCCCGGCATGAATGGACTCGCTCGCTGGCTGGAGGCCAACATCAGCGGGAACAGGTCGTGAAATAGAAAAAAAATGGAAAGTGAGAAAAATGACTGACGAAACAATTGAGTTTAACGATGTCGTCGAGCGAGTAAAGGCCGCCCTTGCGGGTGCCGCATCCTCAACCGGCGCAACGATGCTACCAACCGAGACCGCCGATGAAATCATCGAGATTGTATATGAGAGGAACTTCATGCGAAGTCTCTTCCCAGCCATGCCTATGAGCAGAAGAATCGTAAAGGTTCCAAAACTCTCCGGTTCAATCTCGTTCCACCAGCAAACTCTGTCCATGACAGAAGCCGGAACCGCCTCCGACGAGAGCAGAGCCACTACCGCTGAGATTTCCCTTGAACTAAAGACCATGATTGCCAATGTGCCAATCGGAAATTATCTGATTGCATACGGTGTCGAGGGTCTTCTAACTGTTCTGAGAGATGACATAGCCAGCAGGCTTGCCTTCAACGAAGAGAATCTGTTCATCAACGGTGACACAGAGACCGGTTCCTCCTACGCTGACAACATCAACGGCGCATACAACGCATCCACCAACCCAACCGGTGTCGATGCTAACGACAACGACTACCTACTACTGTTCGACGGACTACGAAAGTCCGCCGCAAAGTCGGTGTCCGTGTCCGGAACCTTCGCTCTAAGCCACCTACGCTCCGCAATCAACGAACTCGGTGTGTATGCTGACAACAGAGACGACCTTGCTCTAATCGTTCCAAGGAACCTTGAGGTTCAATTGCTCGGAATGACTGAACTACAGACCGTGGACAAATACGGTGCTGGTGCAACCATCCTCTCCGGAGAACTTGGACGCATATACGGTATCAGAGTATTCGCAACAGGAACAATCGCAACGAACCTTGATTGGGACGGCGCATACGACAGCACAGGTCAGACCTCGAAGACGGTCGCCCTGCTCGTCCACACTCGCTCCCCTCTAATCGGCAACCCAACCGTTGCTGACAGAAGGTTCTCCATCGGGTTCCACGATGAGCCACAGAAGGACAGATTCTTGCTAATACCAAAGCAAGATGTTGCCTTCGGTGTTAGATACACCGACGCTGTGTGCAAATTGACCGGAATCAACACGATTTGAGACGGTTAGCATTAGTGCTTAGACTGACACAACACCCATGAGCGTCAGCCCTACCCGGGCTGGGCTCTGTGGTGATGGGTCGCATCGGTGATAAACCGGCGAAGCGGAGTTCACTCTCATGCCTTCCTCCGGATTCTCGATGGGGCCTCTCATCATTGGTGAAGAGAGTCAAACAGCGCTCGACTATTGCACGCTCGCAGATGTTGAAGCATACGCAGGCGTGGACTTCTCGGCAGGCATTGGACCAACAGATTCACAGATTGCTACTTTGATTAGCAACGCCAGCAGGTTCATTGA